GGATTAGTATCTTTTAGATATTTTATCATATCTAAAAAATGTGGATTGATCAGTGGATCGCCAAAGTGACCACAAAACAAAACTTGTAATAATTGTTCTACAATTTCTTTATTAAAAATATTTTTAAAATCTTCAAAAGTCCAATCTGCTAAAACAAGTTTAGGATTCTTCAATCCTCCGTGTAAATTTCTATTGCACATAGGACAAGAAGCTTGACATCTACTAGATATTTCAACATGTATACATCGTAGCTGCTCAAATTTAAACATTTAATACTTCCAGGAATCCCACCATCCTAACATACCTTTACGGCCAGAAATTGTCGTAATTAGTTCTGATTTACCTCCATTTAAACTTAAAACAAAATTTACTACATCATCTGGTCTTAAAGGTTTATCGTCAGGTATTGGCATTCCTGCTTTATGGTAAACATGAGCTACATAATGTGAACATATTTCACTATCATATATATGAGGATTCATGTTAAGACCAACCCTCAAGGCATCAACAAAATGATACATTTTTCCTAATTTACGAACAGCAATTCCCTCAATCTCATCTGTCCATTTTACATCTGTCGGCATAACAATTACTGGCAAATCTTCTTGCAACAATCTAACTCTTACACCACTATTCCATATTGCTTCAAGAACGTAATAACGTCCGTGAAATCTCCAAAGTATTCCAACATGACTAAATTCACTTCTTGTAAATTTACAAATCAAATGACCGATAATACTATTGGGACGCCAGGCTAATAATGAGCCACTGTTATATTCCGAAATCATTAATTCTTTTTTCCTATGATCATATACCTATCGTATAATGGTAAATGGTTAACTCCTGCCCAAAGAACTTGCACGTGGCTCTGTTCAATAAACTCTTCTAAAGAGTTTGCATTTCTAATATGTTCTGGAATAACATAATTATTACTTTGTAATACTAAAATAGCATCATTAGGCATATTACTCAACCATGTTTGGTAATCTGTCTGTGATATGTGTTCGCATGAGGTATTAATAACAACCTCTGCTTCAGTATTTACGTCGATCATGTTCGCAGTAATAGCAGCAAATCTTCCTTCTATTTCCTCTATTTTATTTATTGTATGTGCTATAGACTTACATTCTGAATCAAAATCTAACGAAGTTATTTTACTAATAGGAATACCAGATTGAAATAATAAACTTGCTAATGTTCCTATCCATCCTCCGTGAACTTCTATTCTTACAGATTTTTTAATAAAAGGTCTTAGATTTTCAATTAACCAAATCTTTGAATTAATTTGACCTTTCCAAAATGCTTCAAGAATTCGTTCTTTATCTGAACTGTTACGTATAGCATCCATCCAGAATAAAACGTGTTCACTATCTAAATTCATTCTCTAACCATTCCCAATCATTAATCTTTTTTAACATTTCTTTATCATTAGCGTACTTAGTTCCAAACTCTCGACCAGCTTTAGCACCTTTAATAGAATATTCTCCAAACGGTTTATCTGTTCCTACAGTACACCAAATATTAAGTCTTTTTTGTGTTTCAATGTCGATTTGACTATCAATAACTTTACTCGATAATTTAACACATTCTCTAAATGCAGACTTCCATGTATTAAAAGGATCTGTATTAAACGATGTAATATTACTAATTTGATCAATAAATATAAATTTTTTGCTTATAGAAGTAGTCATATCAACTGAGTCTACTTTCATACTTAGAACCAATTTAGTAGGGAGCAATTTAACACCCCCATATCCATAAACAAGATCATTTATGGGATTACAACTTCTAAATACATGAACTGCATCTCTATCCCATTTCGGAACATCTAAATAAAAATTAAAATTTTCTTCTATAATAGCATCTCCGTCAACAACCCAAAACATAGTTGTTTCTGCTTTTTTGGCGGCGGCAATATGCGCTTGATGAATTCCTTTAACTCCATGAATCCGCTGAGCATATGGAAATCTTTTTAATAACTTTTCAAAATTCTTATCAGCATTAGGTTCATTATAACTGATAAAGATTATGTCAAATTTTAACTTGCTGGCTACTATATCAATTTCTTTTTTATTAACAAAAAAACTATACTCAGATTCATTTTTTGTTATAGGATAATCTTTAGGTATTAAAAATACATCACCATAAGTGTTATCATCTTTTTTGAAAACATGCACATAACTTTTATCCCAATTGGGTACAATTATTTCAAAATCCTCTAATAATTTATAATCTTGAGGAACAGCATAAAACATAGATGTCTTACACATCTTTTGTGCTTTAAAATAATCTTCTGGCTTTTCTATTGTAAACTTTTCGTACGAAAGATACAAACCAAATGTTATATCAATTTCTTTCTTATTAACAAAAAAATTATATTCTGCTTCCTTTTTTGTTATAGGATAATCTTTAGGAATAAGATATACTCCACCATATGTGCCATTTAATTGTTTAAAAAGATGTACATATTTTTTATCCCATTCTAAAACTTGATATTCAAAATTAAAATTTTTATCGATAGAGACTCCCTCATCTATTAACCAAAAAAACTTAGATATAGATTTATTTTTTGAATTAAAAAAAGCTTCTGATTTTTTATTTTCATACTTTGCTAATTTGATCAAGGGGAATCTTTTTTGTAAATCAAAAAAATTATTATCTTTCTCTTTTGAAATATAAAATATATCATACATATTATCTTTTTCTTCCAATAATTCTTGGAGTATTCATATATACTCTCTTAAAAAATTTAGAATCTTTTTCATCCATTTCAGAAATTTCGAGCTGCAATTCCAATCTTAATGCATCACCTAATAAAGTTAAATGTTCATCTATATTACTATCATTAATTTTAGGTTCTATTTCTTCTTTCCAATAATCAGTAAGATATTCAAAATTTCTTACATTTACATAATCCCATTTTGTACAATTAGTTTTATAAGATCCAAGACGTGCTCCATACATTGCCCATTTACCATTTTTAACATCGGCACCAACTGACATCCATATCAATAATCTTTGATAATTTTGCCACCAAACACTTTGAACATCATCCGAGCGGCGGCCTCTATTAAGGCTCATTTTTACTCCTTCACGAAAACCTGCTCGCCAGGCTTGGAAAGGAGAGCCATTAATATAACTTGTTGAGTAATGTTCATTAAATTGATAATAACGAGGATCAAAACAAAATTCAAGAACACTTTCACTATCATTAGGATCAGAATTTTCATGTGTTTTCATATTAAGAACAAAATCCTTTGTCCAACACTTTAATCCGCCATTGCCATATATAAGGCCATTAACAGCATTCTTTCCGGCCCAAGAAAAAACAAAATCTTTATTTTTATCATCTATTTCTATTTCTTGAGAATAAAACTCAGGATCAACTATATTATCTGCATCTACTGTAATAAATCTATCTGTTTCACTTAAATTAGCTGCGGCTTTATGTGCAGCATCACTACCGTGAACACCGTGAACTCTTTTTGCCCACGGTAGTATATTTGTAAGTTCTGCATAATGCTTATCAGCATTAGGCTCGTCATAGCTTATAAAAATTGTATCTAATTCATGAAGTTGTATTTTTTCATTCATCTCTCATATCCACATGCAAATAATTTTCAAAATATCTTAGAGCATATATATTTGCAGAATCACCTGCAAAATCATCAAACTGTATAGTATGATAATCATTGTTAATTACATCTTCAAATTTAAAATGTAATGTTTTATATAAAATATTAGGGTCGTTTATTGCTGTTACATACACAGACATTTCATTTGAAAGAACATTTTGAAGTAAAAATTTATCTCTTAAAGCTCTTGATAATTTTATTCTAAAAACTTTTAATGGATTATTTTGTTCAATTAATAAATCAAAATCTACATCAGCATTCGTTAAACGTGTCTTACTTTTTACCTTAGGTATTTCATATATGTAAGAGTCTATTGTGGTAATTTGAATAACTGTGCTTTCGAATTTTTTAATTTTTCTTTCGATAGGATCTATAACATAATTTGCTATATTAAAATCGGGAGAAGTAAAATCAAAATCATCTTGTGTAAATTGAAGATGAGGTAATGAATCTGTAGTATCTAAAAAATTTCTAAAACTTGAAATTCTGTTGTTTGATGATGGATCATAATGAATATAAAATGTAGGCTTTCGTCTTATAGCTTCTTCTTGCTTTCTTAATAATTCAAAAATATCTTCACTCATAATTATTTTCCTAATATGTTTCTATATCTTGTTATTATACCTTCATTAAAAAAACCATTTTCAGTATAATGAAATATTCCTGTTTGTTGAAAATTACCTATTTTTAATTGACACTTGTCGTTTATATATACTCCGGCACTATCCATCCAACGATCTGTGTAATTTATCCATCCTTGGTCTCTACTTTTCATATGTGTAAAAGTTGGAATGTCTAAACTTGAAAAAACGTCATTTTCTATTCCAAGGATTTTTATTGCTAAGGCAAAAACAATATCTATACTTAAATGATTAGGCTTACTTTCTTTTATGAAAGCATTATAATACTGTTTCCAATTCTTTACTATTAATTCTACTAATTGCCAAAATTCTTTAGAAAACTCAGATTTTTTAAAGTAAGTAAAAGCACTATAACAGTTAGGTAAATTATTTTCTCTAAAGGTTTTTCTATAAAATGAATTTGTAATTTGTTCGTTTCTATATGTAAAAACTTTATCTGTTATGAGAAGATTATAATTTTTATTCATATAATCCCACCAATGGCTTACATCCGATAAAAATAACATATCTGCATCTAATATAACTGTTTCTTCATACGGAGTAAGATGATATAACTTCCAACGGTTTTCAATTTTCCAAATAGATTCATAAGCATCATCAAACCATTTAATAGGCAAAATATTGTCAAATGCATCTTTATAATGATGAGGAACAGCATCTACTATATCCGTTATAAGAGTAACATTTTTTACTTTTGTTTGTGTTAATTTAATAGAGAATCCGCAAGCGGCTGCCATTGATACATAGTCATTTTCTCCGCCATTTTGAGCAAGTATTATATATCCCTTATTCATTTATTGCATCCATTAATTCTTTACTAAGTCTGTTAATACTATATTTGTTCATAATATGAATATTTTGATTGTTTGTTGAGGCTAAAGTATACTCTCCTAAACAACCTTTCTTCTGAATCAAAAATAAAAAGGATTTATTATTATTGATTCTAATCAATTCGTCTCTATCCAAAATGTAATAAATTTCACATGGCAATGAATGTGGATTAATTTTATTAGTAAATCCACCCATTATGTGTATTGCTATACTAAAAACATAATCGTTTCTCATCAACGGAGCGTCAATTCTATAAACAAAACGATAATAATCATAGTTGTCAATAATATGTTTACATAGATTAAAAAAAGTTTCAGTCCATTCGGTCTTTTCAAAATAAAATGCAGTTGCCCAGACAAAATCAATACCGTGATCACTTACTCTTTTAAATTCAAAACTTTCTCTATCTCTTGCTATATCATATGTAACTTTATTAATCATAAAATCTGTATCTGTATCCCAAACTGCATTTAATCGGTCATTTACAATTAACAAGTCTACATCAATTACAATTGTTTTATCATATGGAGACAAATCATATGCCCATGCCCTATGAACATTTTTAAAATCAGCCTTTTTATAATTTAAAGACCCATCATAGAATCTTTTCTTTATAAAATTTTTAATTTTTATATTATCCGTTGTTATGATTTTATCAAAAATCTTTTTAGACTCAGGAGTATTTTTTTCTAAATAATCAAGCGTTCCTTGGTCTGTAATTAAACTAACAGGTACATTAAGATTTTTTTTTGCATATAATGCAGATATGCAAGCCATCTTTACATAATCGATTTCTTTATTATTATGAGCAAATATTAGTACTCCATTACTCATCATTAATATCCATAATCTTTTTAATTGTTCTATTAGATTTCAATTTTATGTATTTGTGATAATATTCATTTGTAGCTTCAATATAAATTGATAAAATAGTTTCTAAAAAACTTTTGATATTTTCTATCATATAAGGATTTTCAAAATCGTCTAATATAACGAAATCTTCTTCATGCCCTAAAGTAACAAGAGTAGATAAAAAATTTATTAATTCTCTATTAACTGTAAACCTATGACCCGATATATGATATACGCAATTCTCTTTGTACTCTTGCTTTAATAGATCTCGTTGAGTTCCGAAAGTAACCATAAGATTAGCTACATCTAATGCTTTTTTTAGACGTTCATCCATGAAAATTCTCCATATAACTAATTATAGTATACTTTGTAAATTATGTCAAGGAATTGAATTCTTATAATGTTATTGTGTTAGTAGCCGCAGGAGCAACTATGTTAACATTAGATCCAGAAGGTCTACGCATAATAACTGTATTTGTTATAGTTCCTTGTACAGACTCGTCTCCTGCCGGAAATAATGGATCTCTTACTTCTTTATCATCTTTAAATTCGCATTCAAAATAAACAATCGATGCCCCACCAAAAGAATTATTAGCAACATTACAATACACTCTTACAGTATAGTCGTTTACTGCATAGAATGAATTCTGAGTTCCTCCCGATCTGGTAAAAATTTGTGTCGCTGAATTAGTTAAATCATAAAATCCTATAGAACTTATTTCTGTTTCAGATGAAGATATAGTAAATCTTGTAGTATTAGTATGTCCAAATACTAAGGTTCCTACTCCCGGATTTAAAGTTGTATTATTTCCTACTAAAGTTAACCAGTCATTATTAATTGGATTTGATACGGATGGGCTAAAGTTAGGAG